ATATGAGTAAACATTATAGTACAAAACATTACGGACACAACATTGGGTTGAGTGCAGTCTTTAGACAGCCAAACGCAGATCATTCACATTGTCATTTGCTACACGGATACAGTCTAGCATTTACATTTAAGTTTGGTTGTGATAAATTAGACAATAAGAATTGGGCAGTTGACTTTGGTGGGCTGAAGCCTGTCAAGAAATGGTTAGAAGATAACTTTGATCATAAACTTGTTTTAGATTCTAAGGATCCTCACATAGATAAATTTAGAGAGCTAGAAGAAATGGATCTAGCAAGTATTGTTATTATGGACGGAGTTGGTGCAGAGAAGTTTGCCGAACACGCCTTTAACTTTGCTGACAAACATATTAGAGCACAGACAGATGACAGATGTTATGTGGTATCAGTAGAATGTGCAGAACATGGAGCCAATAGTGCAATTTACGAAGGATAGAAGAAACTTCTGGGCAGAACTTAATCAAGCTAGAGCAGGTGGTAAACCTAAGGTTTGGAAACAAGTATTTCCTGAAGCAACTAATATTAACTTCCACACACTACTAGAAGCTAATCAATACCAAGCGGCAATTACAAATGATGACAAGATACTAAAAGGTACTGCTCATCTGCCAGGTGTTGAGATGGATCCAAGAGTAAAACCTTATCACATAGAGTTTATGGAAAACTATGAAAGGGTTGATACTGAAACACTTTTCAATGCTAGTTTCTTTTTTAGTTTAAGTGACGGACATCATAGTGTACACATACACAGAGATTACGAATCAGTATTACTAATTCAAGGATACGGAGACGTTACATTTATTACTGCTAACGAAGACAACAGTCAAAAAGAAGTTCATACACTTAAAACAGGCGATGCAATATTCATTCCAAGACTGTATGGTCATAAGTCGGTTCCAATGGGTCCAAGGGTAACATTAAGTTTAGGTGCTAACCCATCTAAGGCAATGACTACTAACAACTTCATGAGTCAACCTGCTAACACTTCACAGCCGTATAATTAAAGGGAGGCCATAAGCCTATGAATTATGTAGTTTGTCTAAAACACGGTGACAAATACGGTGCTGAGTACGTCAATACACTTTACAGTATGGTCAAACGACATACTACTATCCCCATTGAGTTCATTTGCTTTACTGAAAATCCTAAAGGCATCGACTCAGGTGTTCGAATTCAACCTATTCCATTGCACCCTGACGTTAAGGGTTGGTGGTATAAACCAATGTTCTTTAATCCTGGACTAAACTTTAAAGGTCCAATGCTTTATATGGATCTAGATATTATTATATTTAAAAACATAGATAATCTGTTTGAATACAAGGCAGGAGAATTTTGTGTTCTTAGAGACTTTAATAGATGCATACAATCTAATTGGGATCGTATGAACTCTAGTATCTTTAGATTACACCCAGGACAACATCAAAACGTATATACAGAATTTATGAAGGATCCAAAATATCATGCCGCAAGGTATCATGGAGATCAGGATTGGTTATATGCGAATGTAAAAACGCATTTCAATTTCTTTCCAGATGAATGGATACAGAGTTATAAATGGGAAATGCGTGGTAGACCTGAAATGAGTAGAGCTTCTGGTAAAAGAAACTTTGCAACCAAAGGTATACCAAATATACTGCCAGAGACAAGTATTGCAGTATTTCATGGCGATCCAAATCCAAAAGACTGTATTGATGATTGGTGCAGGGAAAATTGGCGATAAATCGCTTGACTTTAACCTCAACTACTAATATAATATAACTATGAAAAAAATATTTAAACATAAAGCATTTCGCATCTCGTTCTATGTCGTTATTGCATTGTTAGGTATGTTAATTACCTTTGCATACGGAACGTTTAAACCTAACTATCTTGTAAAAGAAAAACTCAAGGCAAAATACGAATCAAGTCTTGTAGCAGAATGGAATAGTTATGGTTTCATAGAACCTAGTATTGAATATTCAACAAATCTACAATTTGTAAAAGCAGTAGGTAGATGTATTGATTTTATTAACTTACACCTTGAACCACAACAAAGAGTACACAGAGATATCATTATAGCAATGGCTGTGTTAGAAACAGGTTATGGTACTAGTAGGTTTGCCAAAGAGGCAAATAATCTATTTGGTATTAGAACATGGGATAAGAACACACCACAACTTAAAGCAAAAGAAAATCCTAATGCAAGTTGGGGTGTAAAGAAATATCCAACAAAATGTTTATCTGTAAAAAACATGATTAGTATTATTAACAAACTTCATGTTTACGAAGACTTTAGAACTGAAAGAGCAAAGCAGTTTGAGTCAGGAAAGATTGATGTTAATGCACAGATTGATCATTTACATAAATGGAGTACTAACCCAGACTATACCAAGCTAGTTAAGAACAGAGCCAAAAAAGTTCATGCACAATTAGAAGCAAAAGAAGTTGACACCTTTGAGAAAAAGTAGTATAATAGTATTATGATAGAACGTATAGGTTTCGCCTGTAAATATATGCACCCGGATCAGACGCAGAAGAAAAAACTGCTAGAAGAGATCCAACGACCTTTGAACACTCGTAGCACAACCGTACAATGGTTGAATAGGCAAACACGAGATGTAGCAGAACAAAGGCTATGGGACATTATGGTTCACAACATACAGAGTTTTCATAACTTGATAGAATATGTTGGTGGACTACGAGATGAGTTACGAATGGTTCGACTAGGATCAGATGTACTTCCTGTTTACACACAGGCAGATTGGTCTTACTATTGGAAGAAGCCTGACGTAATTGCATACTGTGAAACACACTTTGCCAAGGTAGGCGAACTTGCAAGAAAGCTAGATGTTAGACTTTCTATGCACCCAGGACAATTTACTGTCCTTGCTAGTGATAACCCAGAAATAGTAAATAGAAGTATAGAGGAGTTTGAATATCATGTTGATTGCATCAGATGGATGGGCTACGGCCAACAATTCCAGGACTTTAAATGCAACGTCCATATATCAGGTAGGCAAGGTCCAGCCGGTATCCAACGAGTCCTCCCAAGATTATCTCAAGAAGCGAGAAACACGATTACGATCGAGAATGACGAAATGTCGTGGGGCATCGAAGCATCGCTCGAACTCCAAGATGATGTCGCACTCGTACTTGACATACACCACCACTGGGTACGAACTGGTGAATACATACACCCCACCGACGATAGATTTTTACGCATAGTAGATAGTTGGCGTGGCGTTAGACCTGTCATACATTATTCTGTATCACGTGAAGATCTACTTGTAGGTCATGATGCTAATACACTACCTAACATGGACGAGCTATTAGAACAAGGTTACAAGAAAGCTAAACTACGTGCCCACAGTGATATGATGTGGAATCATGCAGTAAATGACTGGGCATTAACGTTTAAACCGTCAGCAGACATCATGGTAGAATCCAAACACAAGAACCTAGCCAACTCAGCACTATTAGAAGCCGCATAATATCAGCTAAATATTAGCATGATAATAAGAGAACTATTAGAAGCCAAAGAGCAATCACTAACTCTAGAGAAGTTACCGTATTCAATAGGTGACTTGGCTCCTATATTATCAAAGGAGAACGTAGACTATCATTACAATGTTCTGTCAAAAGGATATGTGGATAGATACAATGCAGGTGAAGGAGATCCTAAATTTAATTATGGTGGTGCAAAGCTACATAATTTATGGTGGACACAATTGAAGAAACCAACAGGAACTAATACACCTACAGGTTCAATTTTGGAACTTATTAAAGACAAATTTAGTGATTATAAAAATTTCCAAGAAGAGCTTGTTAAAACTGCTATGGGCATACAAGGATCGGGTTGGGTTTATCTTTCTAAGAAAGGCGAACTTAAAACAACACCAAACCAATCTTTCAAAACAGATATACTGATGCCTGTGGATATGTGGGAACATTCATTTTCAGATTATACCAAAGAAGGTAAAGAGTGCAAAAAGAAATATCTCACTAGCACAATGAAGTTAATTAACTGGGAAGTTATTAATAACAGACTACAATCAATATAAGGAGAAATATTATGATCAATCCAATAGACTGGATCAAATCCAGATTAGACGAAAGAACATCTTGGGACGGTGCTATGCTTATAGCCATCGGAGTAATTGTTCTTATTGCAGGACCATTTGCTAAAATTGCCGCCTACGCCGCAATTGGTTATGGTGCTTGGACTCTTTGGAAAAAAGAGAAATAATCAAAATAGCTTACACGGTTGGTATTATAATTTACTAATATCAATCGTGTCAGCATCTATACGCATATTCAATTTCTTGCGTTGCTCAACACCTTTCTTTTGTGCAAATCTTTTAGGATCACATTTAGGACAAACGTGACTATAGTCGTCTGCTAGTCTTTTAGGGTCTACTTTACCCTTGTCTCGGATAAACTCCTCATGACAGTCGTCGCACTTAAATACTACTAACGTCTTTTTTCGTTTGTATGTATGGTGTTGACCCTTTTTACCTTTGCGTAAAAAGTATTGTATTTTGCGTTCAGTTCTTAAAAACATAACAACAATATTTATAAGATTACATTCGGATTATAAAGGATAGGATAAATAAAAGCAAAGAGAGATACTATGTCAATTGTAAATCTAACAGAAACAGCAAGGGAGCATATGGCAACAATGCTTAAAGAACACGATAAACCGGCTATTAGGCTAGGATTAAAGGGTGGCGGCTGTGCTGGATTCAAATACGAGTGGAGTATGGAAGACGAAATCAAGAGCGATGACGAACAAATTAAGGTAGATGGCGGTTTGTTTGTTGTAGATCCTGCGAGTGTTATGTACTTATTAGGTACTACAATAGATTATAAGAAAGAAGTATTTGGATCATATTTTGATATTAAAAGCCCTAATGCAACATCAAGTTGCGGTTGTGGTGAAAGTGTAGGATTTTAGTAAATGGCTAAACAAATAATTAATATTGGTGTAGAGGGTAATGACGGTACTGGTGATAGTATTAGAAATTCGTTTAGAAAAGCTAACGAAAACTTTACAGAATTATATGCAGTATTTGGACAAGGTGGATCGATATCATTTAGAGCATTAAGTGATGTTCCTGATACACTAACAGCCAATACGGTACCTCAAGTAAATGCGGCAGGTGATGCTCTTGAAATGAAAGCATTACAAGGTGGAATAGGTATTACTGTTACACAAAGTTCAAATGCAATTACAATTACAAACAGTGGATCAATAGTTAGTACTGATGGTATACCAAGTTTAGGTGGACCACTTAACGCGGCAAACCAAGGTATTGCTAACGTTAACATTTCACAAGCGGCCATTAACGCATTAAACTCAGCACACGGAACAAGTTTTACAGAAGACGACCTTGTTATTACAAAAGGTTTTGCAGATGGTAGATACTTAACTTCAACAGGATCGCCAGGTGCTTCCGGACAAGTTAGAGTTAGAAGTGAACCAGCTGACGCATCAGGTTATACATTTACTATTGCAAGTTATAACAACGGTAACGTTGTTGCTAGTGCGGCTCACGGATTTACAACTACTTCAAATGGTATTGCATACAAATATAAATCATCAAGCACAGATGCAACTAACCTAACAACAGGAACAACTTATTATCTAAGATATGTAAGTGCTACTGAAATGTCAATTCATGCTTCAAAGGCAGAAGCACAAAACAATGACGATGGCACTAGAGTAAGAATTGTAGCTTCAGGAGGTTCTGGAACACAGACAATGACTGATGCTGACTTTGATCCAACGTTAGCAGGATATTGGATTAAGTCAGAAGCATTACCAAGAGAATCAATTACTAGACGTCAAGGTGACGAGATGACTGGTACATTGTACTTGAATGACCACCCAGGTTCATTTGCAGGTGCAGGACAACCAAACGGAATTACAGATAGACAAGCAGTTACAAAATACTACGTAGACAATTCAGCATTTGCAAGTGCTACAAACTTATATGTTAGCACCAAGGGTGATGACGCAATGGCTAACGTGCCAGTTGGTAGTGAAGGTAGAGCTTGGAACTATGCTTACAAATCAATAGCGGCCGCGGCGGCTAAGGCAGAAGAAGTTATAACAACTTCTCCTTTAACCATTGGCCCATACAAACAAACAATTACATATAACAGTGGTGCAAGTAATTCAACAGTAGCAACAAGTGGTGTTACTAGTTCAAGTGGATACGAAGAAGTAAAAGTTCTTACAGATGCTAACTTAAAGTTCATCAGAGAAGAAACTATCAGTTACTTGAACGCAACTTATCCAACGTACTTGTTTGATAGAAGTCAATGTAGAAATGACTTAACAAGAATTGCTAACGGTATTATACTAGACATACTAGATGGTACAACTGCAAACTATCACAGTAGAAATGCAGGTTTAAGATATTACAGTACTGCAAGTGGACAAAAAGCAAGACAGTCACAAAGAACAGAAACATTAGCGGCTATTACATTTGCTAAGGCTCTACACGCAAAAGTTATTACCAATGTAATGGAAACAACATTATACCAAGGTCAATTTGCAGTAAGAACAATTGGCTTAGGTGCAAACACTATATCAATAAACACAGGTAGCAATAACTATGCTCACACTTATGTAAGTGGTGGTACAGTTACATTTAATGGCGTTGCACATACTATTACAGGTGCAACATACGATCATGTTAATGGTGTTGTTACTATTACAACTGCAACCACTCACGGTGCAGTAGCAGGTGACATTGTTACAGTAGCAAACATAACTTGGAACTGTTCATTAGGTAACAAGGTATATCCAGAAGTTCATGTACAAACAACTGACAATGCACAGGTAGTTGATGCAGTAGGACAATCAGCAGTAGCGGCAAAATGGGATATTGTTTCAACAATTATTACAGGTCCAACTATTGCAAGTGCTCCACAACTTGTTGAAGGTAGCACATGGTCAATCACAATTACAAATGGTAGTGTTGGTTATGTTGATCAAAACATATCAAGCAACCAAGACTTAATTCCAGGTAAACTTGTTGTAGGTAAAACATCTGGAGCAGTTGGTAGACTAGTAAAAATTACAGCAGGTGCAACACACGACACATTAGAATTAGAATTATTAGAACCGTTAACATTTGCAGTTGGTGAAGAACTAGATTACGGTAACAAAACTTCAATAAAGAATATTAGTATTCATGTTGAATCAGGAACATACAAAGAACAGTTTCCAATTAGAGTACCAAACGGTGTATCAATAAAAGGTGATGAATTTAGACGTGTTATAATTGAACCAGTAGACGGAGTTTCAACTTCACAATGGCGTAACGTTTATTTCTACAGAGAGCCTACATTTGATAGCATTGATTTAAAAACAACTTACAATCCAAGTGCAGTAGAACTTTTAACTTTAAACAAAGAATATTTAAAAGATGAAACCGTTGCATGGATCGACGCACAGATAGCCGGTGCCGCAGGTATATGGAGTGGCTTTACTTATGATAAGAAAAAGTTTGAAGTAGACACTGGTAGAGTTCTTGATGCATTAATCTATGATATTAAACATGGTGGTAATGAAAAGTTTTGGGATCAAGCTAACACATACTACGATGGAACAGTTTCAAACATCGCAGGTAGAGAAGCACAGACAAAAGCGGCGTTTGATCAATTAAGTTCTATTATTAGAACATACATTTTAGCCAATGCGGCTCATACAAGTTTACAAAGTGTTACAACACAAACAATTGATTCAACAGCAGGTGAAACTGCCGCAGTTACAAAAACAAATACACAATTTACATTCCTTGGAAGTGTTCTAACAAGTGGCTTGGGAAGTTTACCTACTTTAGAATCTAGCAGTTATGGTTATCATTACTTAACAGATCATACAAACTCATCAAGTACAGCTAAGAACAACAAAGAAATGGATGTCTTCTTAATGGGTGATGCAACCATATTAAGAAACATCAGTGTTAAAGGACATGGCGGGTTTATGTGTGTACTTGATCCAGAAGGATCAGTATTAACTAAATCACCTTACATACAAACTGCTTCAAGTTTCTCACAAAGCATTAACAAGAAACGTTTTGCAGGTGGTATGTTTATTGATGGTTTTGTAGGAAACCTAAGAACAAAAATTTTAAGTACAAATACAGCATACAGCATTAACGTACAGAGTGAAACAGGTGAAGGTCTAAGAATAAAAAGACCTCAAGTACCTTGCCCATTCTATGTTGATGGTGTACGTTATCAAGTTAATGCCGTTACAGCTTATGACCAAGCAAATGGAAGTGCTACACTAATATTAGATCCAACATCAGGACCATCAGGTGTTGGTTACACTCTAAACACACCTTACGCAATTACATTACAAACTGCTGGTAACAGAAGTATGTTGGCAAACGACTTTACACAGGTTAACGATCTAGGTTATGGTACTGTTGCAATTAATACAGCATTATCAGAACTTGTATCACAGTTTACATATTACAACGAAGCGGCCTACTATGCAGGAACAGGTGCTGAGATTAGATCATTAAACGGATCTAATGCTTATGGTACATACGGATTAGTTTCAACAGGATCAGATCCAAACGAAGTACCAGACACTATTGTCTTAGACAATAACATGATACAGACTGCTAAGGTCTTTGACGACGGTGGTTCAACATTTAATCATGCAATAGATCAATTATATATCTATGTGTATGACACAGAATACGTTCCTTTAGTAGGATCAGAAATTGAAATCGATCATGGTGGTACACTTGGTACAACTAGATATGAAGTTACAACTGTACAAAATCCAACACAACCTGGTTCACCTCCAACAGGAACTAGAAGCAATACAGTTTACAAATTAAACTTGGCAACAACTGGTGCTAATACTACAAGTTCAACAGGACTAAAAGCAGTATTGGCAAACGACCAGAAGGTGATGATAAGATCAAGTTCATCATTCCAATTCTCAGGTGTTGAGTCAACTACAACAAGACCAAGTTCAGCTTTAATATTTGATGAGTCAGAAACAGTTTACAGAACATTAGCATTTAATACTACAGATTCATTAGGGGCTACATTGGCTTCAGGTGTAAGACATATTAGATTTGATAGTCCATATGATTACATTAAACTAGTTATTGATAATACAAACGCCGCACTAACAACCTTTGCTGGTGCAGGTGGTACTACAATGGGTAACACAGCAGGTGACGATGTTATCGCTGTTGTAACAATTACATCACAAGACCAAATAGATAGATTAAACTCCGGTGACATGATATTTGTTTGGGATGGTAAGACACACCAGATTACAGGATACACACAAAGATCAGGATTTGGTACTATTGCAATTACAGACGTTGCTGGTAAAGAAATTAACAGTTCAAGTTTAGTAACAGGTATTCATAGCACACTGGTTAATACACAATCGGTTGTAACTTTAAGAGCTGGATTGGCTTCCACTGAAGGTGCAGAAATTACAATTAATATTTCAACTTGTAGAGCAACAGGACATGATTTCTTAAACATTGGTACAGGTGGATTTAATAGTTCAAACTATCCAAATTCAACTTTTGGTCAAGCTACACAAACAAAAGACCAAACCAAAGAAACAGACGAAAGAGATAAAGGTAGAGTATTCTACGTAAGTACAGACCAAGATGGATTCTTTAGAGTTGGTAAATTCTTTACAGTTGATCAAGGTACTGGTACTGTTACGTTCTCAGCAAGTATTGCCTTAAGTAACTTAGATGGTATTGGATTCAAACGTGGTGTTGTTGTTGGCGAATTTAGTGCAGACGACACAATGACTGATAATGCCACTGATGCTGTTCCAACAGAGTCAGCAGTTAGAGGTTACGTTAATAAGAGATTAGGTTGGGATCATGCTGGTAATGTAGTTGGAAGTCCAATAGGACCAGGTGCAGTAGCAAGAGATGGTTCAACATCATTTACTGCAAACATACCAGCAGGCGGATTTAAGATTACTAATTTAAGTGATCCATCAAGTAACCAAGACGCGGCAACTAAATCATACGTTGACGGATTGATTGCGGCTGGTGATACTATTCCAGAGAACATTGATGTTGAAATGAAAGCACCTGCGGCAAACCAGGCACTTCTTTTAACAGGTAAATTTAGACTTTATACAGCACCAGCAACAGGTGGTAACTTTGTTGCAGGTAACGTAATATCAGGAAGTAATTCAGGTGCGGCTGGTACTATTGTTGAAGTTAAGAACGTATCAAGACAAGGCGTTGCAGAAAACTTATTAATATACACAGCAACATCAGGAGCATTTACGACAGCTGATATAGTTTCAGCACAAAGTGGTACAGTTACAGCTCAAGTTAATAATGGACCACATCATGAATTTGCTACTGCGGTAGAAGAAGCAGTTTCAGATGTAAACATCCAGGTTGAAAGAACCGCAAGTGCAGTCACAGTTGATATGCAACTTAGAGCAGATAGCATTGTAAACGCAGATGTAAATTCAGCGGCGGCTATTGCACAAAGTAAGTTAAACTTAAATGCGGCAACTACAAGAGCTAACGCAACAGGTATTTCACAAAATGACTTAGGTGTTATAAGTTTAGATAGCAGTATCTTTACAGCAACTAACGGTTGGGCAACTATTGACAACGGCAAATTAGATTATAGAAAATTAATTAACATAGCTGACCAAACAGTACTTGGTAGATCTGTACAGGATTCAAGTACAGGTGACGTTACTGAAGTAACCTTTGCAGATGTTGTACAAGGTGGTGGCGGTGTTATTGAAACAGTTTCAACAACAGGTGCCGCGAACGCTCTAGTTAAAACAGATGGTAACGGTAATGCGTCAATGCAAGGATTAAAAGTTGACAGTTACTTAATTATTGATACGTCAGGTACAGAAGTACAATTTAGTACACCAGGTGGTGCTCAGTTTATGACAGCGGCTGGTACAGTTACTCCTACAGTAGCAATACCAGGAAGTGTTAACATAGGTAACACAGGAGTTACACAAGGTTCATTCCAAACTAACTCTGCATTAGCAGGTGAAAGTAGATTAGCAGTTGACTGGATACACAGTTCATTTATTGAAGCGCCAGGCGAACTTGATGCAAATTCAACAGGTATAGGTATTGGTGCTAACACAGGTTATAGTGCGGCAGGAGAAGTTTCTGTTGTGGCCGATGGTGCTACTCCACTTAAAGTTAACGCAACAAGTGTAATACCAGGACTAAACAATGTTTACACACTAGGTACTGCAACAGCTAAATGGAATACAGTTTACGCAACAACATTCAGTGGTACTGCAACAACGGCTCAATATGCTGACTTGGCAGAGAACTACGTTGCAGATGCAAACTATCAACCAGGTACAGTTATTATATTTGGTGGCGACAAAGAAGTTACACAAAGTTCATTACACAAGGATACAAGAGTAGCAGGTGTTGTTTCAGAACATCCAGCTTACTTAATGAACTCACATCAAGAAGGCGAGTTTGTTATTCCAGTAGCATTAACAGGTAGAGTAAAAGTTAAGGTGGCAGGAATCATACACAAAGGAGATATGTTAGTAGCTTCTAGTGTACCAGGACACGCATCAAAAGGTATTGATCCAACTGTTGGTTCAGTTATTGGTAAAGCATTACAAGATCATTTAGAACCTGGACACGGTGAAATTGAAATAGTGGTGGGTAGAGTATAATGGCACAGCAAAATATAAACATAGGTTCAAGTGCAAACAAAGGTGACGGAGATCCGATAAGAACAGCCTTTAGTAAAGCAGAGAACAACTTTACAGATTTATACACAAGACTAATTGTTGCTGAAGGCCAGTTAGGTGTTTCAAATACAGGTGGTGCTACTATACAACAAAGTATCATTGGAGATGTTATAGGTGCAGATTCAACTGTGATAGTTAACCATGCTACAAGCACAGTTACAGCACAAAACATCATAGGAAATTTAAAAGGTTCAGTTGTAGCAGATGACTCAACAGTAATCATTGACGGTGTAAGTGGTACTATTCCATACTCAGTATTAAGTGGTACACCAACTATACCAACAAACAATAACACGTTAACAAACGGTGCTGGTTACTTAACTGCTGAAACAATTACTTTAACAACACTAAAAACAGAAGTAGCGGCAAGTACAGACTTCGCTGACTTTAAAACTAGGATAGCGGCATTATAAATATGTTAGTAGGAAAACAAAATGGCAAATAGAATACCACTAGTAGTAGATACAACGGATAAAAAGATTAAAGAATTACCAGTCGGTGATAATTTAGATCTTGGTGGATCTGGACTTACTAACGTAGGAACAGTAAACGCAACAGACGTAAGAATTAACAACGTATCATTTAACAATCCGTTCAGTGGTGATTATAACGACTTATCTAATAAGCCAATTATTCCTACAGTACCAAGTGCTATAAGTTCTTTTGCAAACGACATTGGATATCTAGCAACAGGTACAACATCAGATCAAATAGTAGAAGGAACAACTAATTTATTCTTTTCAAATGCAAGATCAGATGCACGTATACAAGCGGCAAACATACAAACATTAGCTAACGTAACTACTCCGGTATCAAGTGATGATGGTAAAGTTCTTTATTATGACCATGCGTCACAAACTTTCAAATACAGAGCAACTGTTACAGAAGCTGATACACTAGATACAGTTTTAGCCAGAGGTGCAACTTCAACTAGAGATATATCAGTTGGTAAAGTTTATTTTAAAAACGTATTCGCAACATTGGCAGACTTACCAAGTGCAACAGATTGGCACGGAATGTTTGCACACGTACACGCAACAGGTAAAGCCTACTTTGCACACGCAGGTGCTTGGATACCACTAGCACAAGAAACTGGTGGAACATTAATACAAGTGGCGGCTGATGATTCAACAGTTAGAAATATCGGCTACGGTGAAACATTACAAATTGCAGGTGGCGGTGGAATAACTACAGCCTCAGACGCAGAAGGAAAAATTACAGTTACAGCATCATTAAACTTAGGTGATATCAATGATGTAGTTACAGCAGGTGCTAACAATGGACAAGCTCTTATTTGGGACAATGCACAAAGCAGATGGGAACCAGGAACAGTATCAAGTTCTATTTCAGAAATTGGTGACTTATCAGATGTTGATGTTACTACGGTTGCTCCACAAAATGATTATGCATTAAGTTGGGTAGCAAGTGCAAACAAATGGAGACCTCGTGCATTAAACAATATTGATGCGGCAACTATCACAGTAACAACTGACAATAGTGCGGCAACACAATATCCAATGTTTGTAGGTTCCAATGGCGGTGGTACTCAAACAGCTAGAACAGATGCAAACTTTAATTATAATCCTAATACAAATACATTAGCGGCTGTAACTTTAAACAGTACAACAATAAATGCAACAGACGTAAACGTAAGTGGCACACTAGATAACGGAACAAACGAAATTACAGTTGGCACACACTTTAAGATGGCAAGTGCCGCAGAAACTAGATACTATGCAGGTGATAACGGAAACTATACTGCCGTTAGAGCACCAGCTACACTAACATCTAACACAACATTTATTTTACCAGACGGTGATGGAAGTGCAGATCAAGTTTTAAAAACAAACGGATCAGGAGTACTAGCTTGGGTTGACCAAACTGGTGGCGGCGGAACACAAAACTTATTTGCCAACATAGCAGTAGCAGGACAGAATACAGTTACAGCAGACTCAACAACAGATACATTAACTCTTGTTGGAGGAACCAACGTAACAATTACAACTGACTCAGGTACAGATACAATTACAATTAACTCATCAGGTGGCGGTGGTGGAGGAGGAACTCCAGGAGGTTCTGATACACAGGTTCAGTTTAATGATGCAAGTTCATTTGGTGGAGATTCAGGTTTAACTTACAACAAAACAACTGATACACTAACAGGTGTAACAGGATCGTTTACAACTATAAATGCAACAACTATTACAGCAGACACAATGCAAACATCAGGAACTGGTGTACCAACATTTACAAGTGCAAGTAATATTATATTTGATGCCGCGAATGCTGTGGTATTACAAAGAACACCTTTAAGACTAGGAAGTTATGACCAAGATGGAATAAATGGTTTAACAGGACAAGCAGGTGATATGATATATGATGCCAACGTAGGTGATGTTGTATTCTACAATGGTAGTACATGGAAAAGTACAGGCGGACAATTTAGCTTTAGCATAGGTGCTGATGACTCTTCGATGATTGCAATTAACAGCAACGAATCAATTAAAATTATTGGTGGTACAAGAATAACAACTGCAAGTGATACAGAAGGTAACATAACAATTAATGCAGGTAATACTGATCTAGATGATCTAGCAGATGTTACTATATCAACTCCAAGTTCAGGACAGTTCTTAAAATGGAATGGTAGTGCTTGGGTAAATGATACAATATCAGGAATTTCAATAAGTTCACCGGCGGCTGGTGATATGGTTTACTACAATGGTAGTGCTTGGGCGGCAACACAAGGTCCAGTTTACTACTACACGGTAACATCAAATGGTGCAAGTGCATATAGATTTGCAGGACCAGGTGTTAGTGCAACAGCTGACAATCCAAACTTTACATTGTACAAGGGTGCTACTTATATCTTTAATAACACTACTGGATCAGGACATCCATTTGCAATTAGAGTATCAAATGGTGGTAGTTCATTCACAGAAGGTGTTAGTGGAAGTACTACAGGAACGCAAGTATTTACAGTACCACATGAACCAAGTGATACGTCATTGGTATACCAGTGTACTATTCACGGGGGCATGGTAGGTAACTTAACAATAGTTTAGGGGTTACTATGTCAGAAAAACATTACGTTGTTTCATTACATAAAGGGGTAGACAAGGAACAGTTCTTAAATGAACTGAATACTTCTACATCTATTACTGACATTCCTGACAGAGAAGTTTCAACAGTAAACGAAAGACCAATTAGTAAACGTATGTTGGAGGTTGCTCTTACAGATGAAGAAGCAACAGCATTATTAAAAGATTCAAGAGTAGGTGGTGTAAACGAACCTTTGGTATGGGACGATGAATGGTTAGACTACGAACAAGCAGGAACATTTATTAGAAATGCTACAGCTACTTCAAGAGATAATTGGGGATTTAAAAGACACGTACAAGAAAGCAATCCTTGGGGAGCAGGTTCTCAGACAGGTGACATAGGTGGATCACATGATTATCATTTAGATGGTAGTGGTATTGATTACATACACCAAGAAACAAAATTTAGATATGATCACGAAGAATGGCAAGACAAGAACGGTAACAGTCGCTTACAACAGTTTCAATGGAACACACTTCCTAACTGTTCTTCAATAGCAACACTAGACTATACTAATTCAGCAAGTTCAAGCTATCATGCTACTCACTGTGCCGGAACGGCAGTTGGTAAAACATATGGCTGGGCCAAGAACGCAAACATATATTGTTTGGATATGAATACAGTAAACTCAAGCTATTGGTTTGATGCTATCAAAGAATTTCACAAAGCAAAAACTGTTAATCCAATTACAGGATTTAAAAGACCAACAGTGGTAAGTGCTAGTTGGGGATATAAAAGTTACTTCTCAAGTATCACTGATATAAACTTTAGAGGATCAAGTGTTGGTTCTGTAAAACAATCACAATACGGAATGATCGGAGATGGTGCAAATAGATTCAATGCACAGATTTACAACTTGATGGCAGAAGTAGAAGAAATGCAAGACGAAGGTGTACACTATCATAAGAGTGCAGGTAACCAAGGACAAAAACTTTGTTACTCAACTGATGTGGATTATAACAACTACATTACAAGAAGTATTAATTCAGGAAATATTACAGCAGGTAATCCTATATACTATAACAGAGGTGCAGGTAACATAGGCCCTCATACTATTGTTTGTGGTAACTTAGATAGTGCATTATATTCAAGTTCAGAAGCCTGTTCAAGTTCAAGTGATAAAGGACCAAGAGTAGATGTTTATGCGGCAGGTACAAATATTGTTAGTGCTACAAATTCTAACAGTACTGCAATATTAAATCTCAGTGGAACATCAATGAGTACTCCTAATGTAGCAGGAATGAGCTGTTTGGTATTACAACTTAATCCGGGATACACTCCTGCACAACTACGTGAGTGGTGGCATAAGAATAGTATCAAAGGATTATTATATCAAGGTTCAACAGATGAAAATACACCATCTAACTTCTTTAACAATAACAGAAACTTGATGAGTCCAGATGCAACTTCAAATAGAATTGCATTCTTTGGAAACTTAGGTAAGAGTAAAACGTTTAGTAAGAAAAAAGGTTTAGACACAACAGGTCCAACAGGATTTAAAGCGAGTGGTAACTAATGGCACAAGAAGAATATAGAGTAATAACAAACAAAGGAATAGATGTAGCTGAAATAGACTATGACTTACAAAGAGATACTAGCAGTGATGCTGGTGTTGATTCAAATGTCTTTCCTGATAGAACCTGTGATGTTTCACACGCAAAAGCAACTAACAATAGAATAACTTGTTATATGCTTGAACCAGCAGAAGCAGAAAAACTAAAAGCTGATGGAAGAATACTTGACGTTGAACCTTCAAGCATAGATCAGTATGCTGAACCTTATGCAGTACAAAATGATAATTTCCAAAGAACAACAGTTGACCAACAAACTGATAAAAATTGGGGATTGTATAGACACTTGTTTAAAGAATGGCAAGCCGATCAAGCGGCAGACCAGACTTTCACAGGAGATTACAACTACACACTAGATGGAACAGGTGTAGACATTGTTATACAAGATGACGGTGTTGATCCTACAGGACATCCTGAGTGGGAAGATTACAATGGGGTTACAAGATTTAATCAAATAGATTGGTATGCGGCATCTGGTGTAAGTGGAACCATGCCAAGTGGTCACTATACAAACAACTATTCAGATACGAACAGAGCAGGTGCTCATGGTAGTCATTGCTGTGGTATTGCCGCAGGTAAGACATACGGTTGGGCCAAGAATGCACAACTATATTCAGTAAGACTTTTTGGTGGAACGAGTGCTATGTCAATGAATGATATCTATGATGTTATTAGAGAATGGCATTTGAAAAAACCTATTGATCCTAACACAGGATTTAGACGTCCTACTATTGTAAATCAAAGTTGGGGTTATTCTAATACATATTCAAATAATGGACAACTAACATCAATCTATTTCAAAGGTGTTAATCAGAATATTACACCAGCAAACTTTTCAAGTGCATTTGTAAACTATGGAATGACTGGCAGTAAACACCCTATACAAAGTAGTTCAGCAGACGTAGAACAACAACAGCTAACTGACGCAGGTATCATTTGTGTCAAGGCGGCCGGTAACGCATATCACCCTTGTGCGTATCTAACAACAGGACAATATGGAAGTGGTATATATGACAGTTATTACACCACAGCTACTTATGGAGCATATCGATTCTATTACAATCGTCCTAGTTCACCACATAGTGAAGATACTTTATTTGTCGCAAATATGGATACTCAACAATATGGTAGTGAAGAAAAAGTTAGAATAGATAGTGAACGCGGACCAAGGATAGATATTATTGCCGCAGGTGATGATATTTCTAGTGCAACTAGCCAAGTAAGTGCATACGGAAGTAAACAGCTATATCCAGGAAGTTCAACACACTACATGGCTAAGATTGGTGGAACTAGCATGGCGGCTCCACAGATATGTGGAATGGGTGCTTTATGGCTACAAGCAAACCCAGGTGGATCTGCGGCACAGTTTAAAAAGTTTTTAACAGATAATAGTACACCAACAGCATACGACAGTGGTACAGCAGAAAGTTTTAGCTATGGTAACAGTTACCCACGTTTATACGGTGCTCCTAACAGAGTAGCACACTGGCCTTATAGCAGTCCAAATCCTCTTAAATTTAGAGGTACTAGTGGTAATGATCAAACGGACTTATAGAGCATAAATACAGTATAGGATAAGAAAATATGGCTTTACAAACAATTAATATAGGAACACTAGCAAACGACGGAACAGGTGATGATCTGCGTGAAGCATTTATTAAAGTTAATCAAAACTTTGATGATTTAGATCTTCGTTCACCAGAGTCAACAACTGTATCTAATTTAGGTAATACAGGTGAGGGTGTTTTTGCACAAAAGGTTGGTTCAGCTTTACAATTAAAAAAATTAGTTCAAGGATCTAACGTAACACTAACTAGTTCTACTACAGGTATTACTATAAATGCTACAGGCGGATTACAACAATTAAATGTTGTTTCTGATGTAGGAAGTATGCAGTTAGCAGATGGACAAACATTAAACATTCAAGGTGGAGCAGGTGCAAACACTAGTGTAAGTGGAAATATTTTAACAATTAATTCTACTGCTGATGTTGTATCAGACACTACACCACAATTAGGTGGAAACTTAGATGCTCAAGGAAATGATATTTCAAATGTAAATACACTTACAGCAAGTAACTTTGCAGGTGCCTTAACTGGTAACGTACAAGGTTTAGTATACGGGGTTGATATTAGAAACATTGAACCTAATACAGCTGGATTTGATTTTGGATCTTTAAGTAACGATGTTAGAGGTTTGTCAGATTGGTTAATATATCAAACTGATATTGACTTTGGTGCTATGTTAACACCAGATGCAAGATCCTTTGACGCAGGAGTAATAAGCTAATGGCAACACTAACAGTAACATCAAACGGTTTACCTAATCCAGCACAATTTGGAAAGGCATTCGGTAATAACGCATTTTCACCAAGCGCCAATACAGCGGCGGCACAAACATATAACTATTCATTTACTTACAGAGGTGGAACTAATACGTCTAACCCACAATTAGTAACTGCTCTTACACCAATTGGAATTATGAACAATGGTGTTGTATTTTTTAGCCCATCAGCGGGAGTTGCCGCGGTACCTCCAGGACTAGATCCAAGTACAGACGCACCAGGTACAGGGTTTGAATATAATGCTGTACAATTTAGAACAAACTATGGCGGAGATGATGCAGGTGGATGGCCAGAGCTTTCAGGACAATATCATTATATGTCAGGACAGTTTTTAAACTTACCAACAGGTTCATCAGAAGCAAGTGCAGGCTGGAATACAGCAATGGTTACAGGTGCAACTCCGGCGGCAACATATTATACAGCAAGTAACTTTAGTGGAGATCACTTTAGACACGCAGATGGACACAGTAAAATTTTAGGATATTGTTTTGACGGTTATCCTATTTACGGACCTTATGGTTATTCAGACTACAATGATCCATCATCAACAGTAGTTAGAATGACAAGCTCTTATCAATACTATTCAACAGAACCTACAGGTAGAGGTTACTTGTACGGTGCCAAAACAGCAGGTACATTTGTTAACGATCATGAGTATCAAATTGGTACAGGTTTATTAGATGAATACAACGGTAGATTTGAAAAAACACCAGAATATACTGCTGGTACATACTGTTATCATGTAACAGTAGATTCAAATTTACAGCCCGTATATCCATATATTGTTGGCCCTAGCACAAAACAACAAAGAGCATTTTAATAGCCATCACGATCCGATAAATACTGTAACAGTAAGGATTTGATATGGCAGTACCACAGTGGACACAAAATTCAGGATATAGACTAGCAACTCTGCAAGAAAGAGTTACGACTTCTATCACTTTACCTATTGCTCCAGGTTCAGCAAGTGGAACAGGATTTGATCCAGGAACAACTTCTATCAGTCTTCCAGCTCAATCAAGAATACAAAATGCTACAAATATAGGTATTTCCAAAACTTGGACACAAGGTGGATCATCTGTAACATATGATTATCCTTTTGCTATTAGAATTCCAACAATACCTGCACTAACAAATAAACGTTTACCTGTTGCAATACTATTACATGGTAATGGTGGTAATGGTCCTAACGAAATTACTGCTTGGGAAAATTACTTAGGTGATCATATTCTTATTGCACCAACTGGTTATAATAATGCTTGGAACGTTGCACACGAAAATACAAAAGCACCAGACGTTGAAATGTTGCAAGACTTAATTACACAATTAACAAATTATTCAAACGTTGATAATACTAAAATTAGAATAGTAGGATTTAGTAATGGTGCGGCATTGGCTAATAGAGCATACGTACAGATAGATGATACATCTTTGGATGTCGTTTGTACAATAGGAACACAATTCTTTGATCCTATGTTTAGAAATGATACATTTTATATTCCATCTGGAGAAACAGGTGTTACGACAGCAGAATACAATACTGCAAAGACTCCTTTAAAAGGAAGAAAGTTTTTAAACATACATGGTACAGCAGATACGGTCATTCCTTACGCAGGAGGATCTCATGCGTTTGGATATAGTTTCTTAGAAGCCCAAAATAGTGTTTACCAAGTAGCGAAGTCACAAGGATACACAGGAGGAATCATTCCAGATGCTGGTGGTGTATATTATGGTGTTACCGGTGTTTACTATTATTCATATCTAGCAGGTCAGGTGCTACATTACAAAACAAATGCCGCACATGGCGTAGAAGATTATATGAAACAAATAGTAGGTAACCAATTAACATATACTCAAGCAAGTGCTCCAGACATATTTTTAGAATCTGGTTCTGTTACAGATATTAATTTAAACACAGATGTTATTACAGTTATTAGTGGATCATTACCAGATGGTATGCGTTTACTAGATAATAAAATTGTAGGAACACCTTTTGAAGTAGCAAGAGATACAGACTACGAATTTGTTCTTAGAGCAAAAAACAATGATGGTACTAGAGATAGAACATTTAAGATTCAAGTACAAGGTGCTGACAATCCAGTATGGACAACTAATACAGGTAAACTACCTTTAGGACCTAACAACAGTTTTTACATATTAGATAGTAGCATAGTTGACTTCCAATTAAGTGCCATTGATGCTGATTTACCAACAGGACAAAGTTTAGAATATTTTATATCAGATGGTGACGGTACGCTACCTCCAGGAATAACGCTAACCACAGATGGTAAGCTAGTTGGTATTGTTGATCCTATAATGGCCTTAGATGCTAGAAGCGGAAATGGATATTACGATCAAACACAATATGATACCTTTGCTTTTGATTATGGAATGAGAAGTGCAAACGGTTTTGAAAGTTACTACTATGATACTCAAGGTTATGACTACGCAATACCTACACAAAGTCCAAAGAAATTAAACAGGATATACGAGTTCACTGTAAGTGTTAGTGATGGCGATACTATTGAAAAACGTAAGTTTCAAATATTTTTAGTTGGAGATGATTTCCTACGTGCAGATAATACTATCATGCAGATAGGAACAGGAATATTTACTGCTGATAATACATATCTAAGAACGCCATTATGGTTAACTCCAGCAGACTTAGGTTACAAAAGAGCAAACAACTATGTAACAATATTTTTAGAAGTATTTGATCCTAATACACTTACTGGTGTATTGTCATATGAACTACAACAGAATAATGATGACGGTACAACAAGTACCATACCACCAGGAATGACAATAGATCCAACAAGTGGTGAGATTGCAGGACGAGTACCTTATATGCCTGCGGTAACTAAAGAATATAAATTTACTGTATCAGCTAAAAGATATACAAGTATTAGCAAAGCATCTTTGATAGCTGAAAAACAAAAAACATTTACAATTAAAATATTAGGTGAAGTTGAAAGTACAATTACTTGGAATACTGCGGCGGCACTTGGTAGCATTAATGCAAACTTTATCAGTACATTTGCCGTAAGTGCTACAACAACAGTTTCAACATCATCATTGTTATATGATATTACAGCAGGAATTTTACCACCAGGACTTGTATTAAATTATAATGGTGAGATAGTAGGTAAAGTAAGACAGTTTGCTAGTGGTACACTACTAGGACTAACAACTATTGATGGCAACGACTTTTCAATGGACGGTGGTACAACTACTACTGATAGAAAATTTAAGTTTACAATTCGAGCAAGGGATAGATTTGGATTTAGTGCTACTACAAGAGAATTCAATATTATAGTAAGCGATCCTGACAACATAACGTACAGCAATCTCTACGTAAAACCCCTTCTTAAAAGCACACAGAGGTCTGCATACAGCAACTTCATCGGTGATCCTAATGTGTTTACACCCGCATCAATTTATAGACCAAACGATCCAGAATTTGGTTTACAGAAGCAGGTTAAGATGTTAGTTTATTCAGGATTGGAAACAAAAGAGATTAGAGAATACATCGCGGCAACTAGAAAAAATCATAAAAGAAAAAGATTTAAAATGGGTGCAATAAAATCTGCGATAGCAAGAAAGACAGGAAGTACAGATACAATATACGAAGTTATATATGTTGAAGTTATTGATCCTAGTGATATAACATCAGGTGTTACTTCAGTGGCATCTAAACAAACTATTTTAAATGACAGAAAAATTACTGTTGATAGTGTAGAGTACGAAACAGGAGATGATGCATCTAAAGAAGGTGCTGGATTGGCAGTATTTGAAATTACTAATTCAATTGGTCAAACAGTATTAGTTAGAGCATTTGGAAATGATCTAAATATCCTATCTAGAAACGGTGGTAGTGTTACTATTGACGCTAATGGTATTATACAAGTAACTACAAGAAGTGGTGCTGAACTAACAGCAGGACTAGTAGCTACAACATCAAGTGATCCATTTAGATTTAGACCGGACGGAACACCAATTAAGGTATCAAGTGATGCAGTTAAAATTAGTGATCCAAGTAGCCAAACTAGATACATTAGTAATATAACTAATATGAGAGAAAATTTAAGTAAAGTAGGAACTACAGAGCAAAACTTCTTACCATTATGGATGTCTACTGCACAGACCAATACTGTAGAAGAATTAGGCTATGTAAGTGCTATTCCGCTATGCTACTGTAAACCAGGTACAAGTGCCCAAATACTGTTAAATATACAGAATAATGGCTTTGATTTTAGACAGCTAGACTTTGAAATTGACAGATATGTTATTGATAACACCACTGGAAACAGCTTAGAGCAGTATATTCCGTTCGGGAATTACAGCTTTAATGTTTAGCAGGATAAATATATACACTAGAGAGGAACAAAAATGGCAAGTAATATAGACGCAACCAGCATTGATGCAACATTTCCTATAGCAGGTCAAGACAACGACTCGCAGGGATTTAGAAATAACTTCAATACTGTTAAAAATAACTTTACAGCGGCAAAGAGTGAAATTGAAGCTCTTCAAACAAATACTGCAAAGCTAAATGCCGCAAACAACTTTCTAGGAAATGATGTTAGTGGTGCAAATTTAATTGCTAACACGCAAAAATTATATGCAGGTGGAACAATTACAGGCCCACAAAACGTCAGCTTTACAAATGGTAATTATCAGACGTTTACTATTGGGAACAACCTTACACTTACATTTGCAGATTGGCCAACAGCAAACAAAGTAGGAAAAATAAGATTAGTCTTATTAGATACACTAGGCGACAGTACAACTAGAGTTGTAACTTGGGCAACAACAGGTGGCGGAACTATTAAATATGGTCCTGGCTTTCCTAGCCCATTTAACGTTGCTTCAAATGTTAATCCAGTAGTAGTAGACTTTTGGACTGACGATGGTGGAACTACTGTGTATGCAGAGTACGTTGGCGTATTTACTTAATAGGTAATTATTATGGATCATCCGCTAGGTGAAGATACCTCGGTTATGTCAGACGAACAGATACAAGAAAAGATTAGTATGCTGACAAAAAAATATTTCCAAACTAGAAATCCGGAAGCCAAATCACAAATAAATTTAATGCTTGATATGTACAAACTTGAGAGCAGGGATCGACTTTTGAAAAAACGAGCAAATGGATCCAATAATGATCTTGACAAATTAATCAACATCGAGTAAACTATATATATGCTGATGAAAACAGATAACCTAGGAATACCACGATTTACTAACAAGGATTTATTAGATATGATCTATACAGGTCATATTGATAAATGTCATGTGGTACTGTGTGATCCTAATGATGACATAGATAAATTTAATATTCATGCAAAAGAAAATGGAATTGATACACTTAAAAAGTATGTTCCAATTGATGTTGACAAAGACAAGTTTGATAAGACATTACAATCAGAATGGTTTATGCCAGAAGAATATAAGAACTTAGATATTGAAAACTATGTTATTGGTAAATGTAAAAACCCAGAAGAAATAGTAAGGGTAGAATCAGAATTAAGAGCTTTTGAAGAAAGAGATATGTATAACTTATTACGTTATATGGTTTATTTGGTAAGCTATATGCGTGATAACAACATACTATGGGGTGTAGGACGTGGATCTAGTACTGCTAGTTACGTTTTATATTTGATTGGAATACACAAGATAGACTCAATCCAGTTTGGACTAGACTGGCGTGAGTTCCTTAGATAAATACGTATATAATAGGAGAATGTTATGGCAGTAAAACAAAGCGGTCGAAAGCAATATAAATCAATGCAAGGTAAAATGGTTGATATGGATTTGCTTAGACAAAGAAATGAACTTACTCCGGCTGTAGGAAATGCTCGTGTAAATGCACGTGGCGATGAATTAGGTCCGGGTGGTAAGATCATCAAAAAACGTGAAGATGTTTTAGGTGAATACTATAGAGATCATCCACAAGCCGTTCCGAATGAAGTACCAGGAGAAGGTATTTCAGAACCAGATGCAGAAAGTAAAGATGCTATTAAAAAAGTAGCTGAAGAAACTGCACCAGCGGTAAAGGCGGACGAAGCAAGTGATGAGATGGCAGAGATCGATGCTGAAGCTGATGAAACAGGTACAGCATGGGTAGAAGATGCCGATGGTAATTTTGTAAAAAAGGACAAGTAGTTAATGGACGCAACCACACTAGGTGCTGGGCCTAAGCTCAAACCAAACCTAAAGGGTACACTACGACCTATCAAAGATCGTGTTCTTGGTTATAACATGAACTTTGGTGAACGTAAGACTAAAGGTGGTATCATTATAACTAGTGACGATGGCCAGGAACGTGGTATACGTTCTCGTTGGTGTCAAGTATATGCCAAAGGGCCAGATAACAAAGATGACTATGAGGTAGGTGATTGGATCTATGTAGATCATGGTCGTTGGAGTAGAGGTGTAATGCTTGATGAGCCTGACTTAGGCAAAATTGAGGTTAGACTTATAGATACCAAAGACGTTCTTTTAATGAGTAAAGAAGTTCCAGACGATGAAGGTATGGGACATTCAACAGACTTATCTCAACCAACAATCGATCCTAGCACATTCGTTAACGAACAATAAGAAAGGAAACATCTTGCCTAATATAGATCTCAAAAAATATGAACACTTCGTTGAGAAGGTAACTTCAGAAGAAAGCAACGATTGGGCATATACCCAGGCTCGACTACATGAGCTGAATGATAAAGTAAATATTTCACTATTGATGACAGGCGGAATTGGTCTATCGTCGGAAACAGGAGAACTAAATGAAATTATTAAAAAATGTATCTTCCAAGGTAAACCTATGGATGATGAAACTATATTTCATTGTAAACGAGAACTTGGTGATATTATATGGTATTGGATCAGTACTTGCCGTAGCCTTGGCCTTGACCCAAACGAGGTCATAGAAGAAAACGTTAAAAAGTTAGAATCAAGATACCCAGACGGAGAATTTGATGTGCATTATTCAGAAAACCGCCAGGATGGTGATCTATAAAACATTGGCAGATTAAATACTGTCATGGACCTAGAACTAGAAAAAATCAAAGTATTAGATGATGTTGTACCAAAATGGTTGCATCAAAAGGCAGTAGAAACTGTACCTTACCTTCCTCTCAAATGGGGACACCGAGGACTAGGACCTTCACAGGGTTATCAGTTCTTTAGTAATCAATGGAAACACGAAGAAATTGAAAAAGCACCTTGGGTGCTACAAGCCATATGGATGGCGTTTGAAGAAAATAAACACCTTATCGGACCCGATGTTGGTGACCTACAGCTTAACCAAGTTCAAATTAACTTAACAACTAAGGACCATATAGGTGGTCTTCATGTAGATATTCATGACGGTACAGAAGCATACACCATGGTATATTCTGTATGCGGTGATAGTGGTATGGACTTCTGGAGTAACAATCCAGAACATATTAATCCACGTATTGCTGAGTTGGCTGACAAGGTTGGCAAAGGAGAAGCTACGCAAGAAGAAGTAGAAGAAGAAATGCGTAAGACAAAAGAACGTGCAAGTGCAGAAGGTGGCTTAAGAACAAAAGACGCTACTTGGTACGAAGATGACTTTAGTAATCATGAAGGTGAACTAGACTCATACAAGTGGCATTCAGTTGGATACAAAGACGGAAGGTGTATTGTATTTCCTAGTAAGTTTATACATCAAGGATTACCACCTAAAAAGTTTAGTCCAAGAGTAACTATAGGATATATTTTTAGTGGAAAGGCTTCTCAGTTTGCTAGAGATAGAGGAGTCATTATGCCGATATTTAAAAAGGAGCAAGAGAACATTGTCAAATAATATTATAGTAATGGACGATATCGTTCCTGATTGGTTACAAGAACAATGTGAAGCTACATTGCCACATCAGCCAGTAGTGTTTGGTGAAAACGGATTTAGTTCTCATTGGCCAGATCTAAATAATTTACCTTGGGAAATAAAAGCCCTTTGGTGTGCATTTAATTATAGAAGACATGATATCAAAGCTAAGATTCCTTTGTTTGGAAAAGCTGGATTTTTATCTTTGTTAAATGTAAAAACAATAATGTCAACAGAAGAACATTTTCCTGACATAATTGCATTTGACGAACCATATGATACTGATGCTTCAGGTAAAATGGTTTACTCTGAGAAGTCTAATTGGGTATTTTATTATATGTTACAAGGTGACAGTGGAATGGAATTTTATCATAGAGATGGTAAAACTATTTTTGAAACAGTTGATTTCAAAAAAGGTAGATGCATAGCCTTTCCTGCTCGAACTGTACATAAAGAACTAAAGCCAAAAAAACTTACTCCGAGATTTAGTATATCTTTCCTTTTTTCAGGATTATATGCTTGACTTTTATTAAACTTTATTGTATAATATAACAAAATAGGAGTATATATGAAACTTCCAGCAACGGAATTACAAGGAATCGGTACCACTGGTGCTACAGGCATTGTACTGATGACCTTACATATCTTAGGATATTTAACAGGGTGGGCTTGGCCTATATTATATGTAGTTTTGATTTTGATGGGTATCGGACAGGAACGTGGTGCCACTAAGAAATGAAAATAACAATAAGTGACATTGGTGGTAGTATTGCCAAAGAAGACGAAAGATACGTTGTAAAGGATAATACAACACTAAAAAATCTTGTATTGAGTAGTACTGATTTAAAACCAACAAAGTCAACTAGTGGACATAAGCATAAAGGACAAGAAGAAGTTTATTACTTTATAAAAGGTAGTGGCAGAATGGAACTAGACGATAAAACAATAAGTGTCAAAGAAAATGATATAGTATTAATTGAAGATGGTGTATTTCATCGTGTTCATGCAGGTCCAATGGGTTGCTATTTTGTTTGTGTTTTTGACGGAAGAAGATCACATTGATTATAGGTATTACATTTAGCTCATTTGACTTATTTCATTCAGGTCATGTTGCTATGCTCAAAGAAGCAAAAGCTAATTGTGATCATCTAATGGTAGGTGTACAAACTGATCCAACAGTTGATCGTCCAGAAAAGAATAAACCTATCCAAAGTGTTTTTGAAAGATATGTACAACTAGAAGGTTGCAAATATATTGACCAAATTGTTCCTTATGCAACAGAAAAAGAAATTGAAGATATACTTTTAACATATAAAATTGATAAACGTTTTATTGGCGAAGAATATAAGACAAAAGAGTTCACTGGTAAGCAATTATGTGTTGACAACGACATAGAATTGTACTATAATAAAAGACAACACTCTTTTAGTACAACTAATTTGAGAACAAGAATAGTGGAGGCAAATAAGTGAAAGATTTATGGGTAGAAAAGTATCGTCCTAAAACGGTTGATGGATATGTGTTTAGAGATGAACATCAAAAAGCACAGGTAAAGCAGTGGATTAAAGAACAAACTATTCCACATTTATTATTCAGTGGTAATGCAGGTATTGGTAAAACAACACTTGCAAAATTATTGTTTAATGAGCTTGAAATTAATGACTTAGATGTTCTTGAAATAAATGCAAGTCGTACAAATAGTGTTGATGACGTAAGAGACAAGATTGTAAACTTTGTACAAATGATTCCATTTGGTCCATTTAAGGTTGTACTACTTGATGAGGCAGATTATCTAAGTCCAAATGCACAGGCGGCATTACGTGGCGTGATGGAAGAGTATCATACAACTAGCAGATTTATTTTAACTTGTAACTATCCAAACAGAATTATTCCTGCATTACATTCAAGATGTCAAGGCTTTCATATTGCAAAAGTAGACATGACAGAGTTTACTGCAAGGGTGGCAGAGATACTAATCACAGAAGGTGTTACTCCAGACTTGGATACACTAGACACTTATGTAAAAGCAAGTTATCCTGATCTACGTAAGTGTATTAATACAGTACAAATGAATTCACAAGATGGTAAACTATTAAAGCCAAACGAAAGCGACAAAAACGAAGCTGACTGGAAACTTGAAATGGTCGAACTGTTTAAAGCAGGTAAGATCAGCGAAGCAAGGAAACTTGTTTGTGCAAGTGCTAGAGCAGAAGAGATGGAAGAAGTTTACAGATGGCTGTATGATAACATTGAATTGTTCGGTACTGAAGAACAACAAGACAAAGCAGTAATTATTATTAAACAAGGACTAGTAGATCACACACTAGTCGTAGATCCTGAAATAAATTTAGCGGCAACATTAATTAAACTAGCAAGGCTATAAATGAAAATCAGATACTATCATAAGATTGATGGTTGGAGATGGTTAGGGTTCGTACTAGCAATGGTAGGTGCCTTTATTTTAAGTGGAGGTGATCCTAGTGTACAATGGATGGGCTGGTTAGTTGCAACCTTTTCATGTTCAATATGGATATATATGGGTATAAAAGACAAGGATCTTCCACGTGCATTGATGGAACTATTTTATTTGTTATTAGCACTCAGAGGAATATATAATTGGATAGTATAAATGACTTACCTAGTAAATGACAGTTGTGTAAACTGTAAGCATATGACCTGTGTAGAAGTATGTCCAGTTGACTGTTTCTACGAAGGTAAAAATATGCTTGTTATTAATCCTGATGAATGTATTGACTGTGGTGTTTGTGTTCCTGAATGTCCTGTAGATGCTATTATAGAAGAATCTCAAGACGACGGTACTTGGATGCAGTGGAATAGTAAATATAGTAATATATGGCCTCAAATAACTGAAGCAAGGCCAGAAGATGTATTAGCAGATAAGATTCCAGTAGTAGATGTTACTATGTCGGAAGAACCAGGTAAAGGAGATTAATATGAAAATGAGAGCTTCACACATACTTTTTTCTTATGCCGGTGCGAAAAACAGTACTCACAGTAGAGGTATTGCGTTTGCAATGAAAGAAGCTGAACGTGTACAAAAAGAAATCCAAGATGGAGGAATTTCTTTTGAGACCGCCGCAAAAGAGAATAGTGCTTGTCCAAGTGGAAAAAGATCAGGCGGCGATTTAGGTTGGTTTTTACCAGAAGACATGGTAATAGAATTTTCAACAGCCTGCCAATCAATACCTAAGGGCGAAATGGGACCACACCCTATTGTCACCGAGTTCGGTGTACACATCATATATAGAACAGGATAAAAAAATGAAAGTTAAGTTAATCTCGTATAGTAAGGCAAGTGAATTTGAAACTTACGAAGACGGAGGCTTACTAGACTTGCAAGATTTAATTGCCTTTTGTGCAAGAGTAAGTAATCCATCTAACCAGATGAATAAAGAAACTAGTGCTAAACTAATTAAGTATCTAATTAAACACAAACATTGGTCACCATTAGAGATGGTTAGTGCTTGTTTAGAAATTGAAACAACAAGAGATATTGCACATCAAATAGTGCGTCATAGAAGTTTTAGCTTTCAAGAGTTTAGTCAACGTTATGCAAATCCACAAGACATGGAAGAAGCATTTACATATAGAGAACCAAGACTACAGGATACAAAGAATAGACAAAACTCAATTGAAGTACATGATCAACAATTAGAAATGGATTGGGGTCATATGCAAAAGGAAGTAATCAAAATGTCCAAAGAAGCATATGATTGGGCAATTAAAAACGGTATTGCTAAAGAACAAGCCAGAGTCGTACTACCAGAAGGCTTAACTAAGACTAAATTATATATGAATGGTACCTTAAGAAGTTGGGTACACTATATTGAGCTACGTGGTGCAAATGGTACACAAAAAGAACACATGGAAATTGCTCATGAATGTGCCAAAGTAATTGCAAAAATATTTCCACTAATGAAGGAACTTGATGTTTAATTGGTTTAAGAAAAAACAGGAACCTGTTGTAAATTTTGAAACAGAAAATTGGGCTGTACGAAAGTACGCACCTATTAAACCTGCTTCTGAATTCGTTCCTAGCCAATGGAAAAAGATGCCTACCTTTACAAAGAAGGAAAAACATAAGATTGATAGTGAACAAACTGTAAGAGCTTGTCCTGGTATAGGTGACTATATGAAGACTGGCTTTATTATTCCAGCTTGGTGTGATATGGAACTTCTTCCTAGTGAAGATGGACAGATGGTTGAAACTAGATATTCAGACACTAATTATAATAGTGCCTATCACCCAGCAGATCAAGTTACTAATGAGTATAGTTCTGTTATGCAAAAGTTTGGTGTACGTTCAGCAGTAAAATTAGACTGTCCTTGGAAGATATGGCAACCTAAGGACTGGAGTTTATTATACTTTCCGATGTATTTCTTTGAAGGAAGAAACTGGGAGGCAGTACCAGGCGTAATAGATCATGACTTAGGTGCTTTGATGAGTCCTATTAATATTATGATGCTTGAAAAGAAAAGAACCTTGATTAAACTAGGTGATCCTATAGTACAAGTTATTCCTATTAAACGTGAAAAGATTGTTGCTCGTACAAGTGAGCTAACTAAAACTGCCGTTGATAGACATAATGCTATAATACAAACAAATAAGATTACATTTAACGGTTGGTCTAAATGGCAACACGCCAGAAAGAGCTATACTGTTGATTCACACGATACAGACCTTCCTGGCGATAAAGCCTAATCTCCGTAGATATCTAAAACTTCACTAACTGCCTTGTGTCTTTCAATGTCCCCATGTTGGAACCGCACAATATCAATATGTGATGTTTCTCTATGTCCTTCTAATTTTTTTACAAAATCTAGTAGTCCATTATTTGACATTCTGTCTGCTTGATTCAAGTCTCCTGTAACTGCCATCTGTGATTTCTCACCTATTCTAGTTAACAACATTTTCATTTGACTTGCCGTTGCATTTTGCATTTCATCAGCAACGATAAATGCCTTTTTGAAAGTACGCCCTCGCATATAAGAGAGTGGAGCAATTTCTACTATGTCATCTTCAAGCATACTTGATATTTCCTTTGGATGGAAGTATTCTTTAAATACGTCAAAAATTGGTCTAGTCCAAGGCGCCATCTTTTCTTCCATACTTCCTGGAAGAAACCCTAAATCCTCGTCTACTGACACAGCTGGTCTTGTGATCACAATCTTGTCAAACAATCCTTCTTTAAAATTCTTAATAGCCACCTGGACCGCTAATAGGGTCTTGCCGGTTCCCGCAGGACCTATTCCAAAGACTATGTCTTTTCGGGCGTCCAACAGTTTTAGCATATATGTTTCTTGATTTTTATTTCTGGGTAATATTTGTACTTGTTTGTGTTTGTTTGGTTGAAAGTTAATAATGTTCGAACGTTGCTGTTCGTAACGTCTTTTGGCTCTTTTAGCACCCATTAAGTATCTCCTTTATGAGTTAATCACGTAAAGGAACACCTTAGCTATATAGAAAACAACTAAAATGCGTCTCTACACAAATATTTACCTGGTCGGGACAGAAACAAAAGTGCGTGGTTATAAAAGTAAAGTGGATAAATAAGTGTATAAGCTATAGGTGAGACGAATGCAAGATGTAATGGACATAGTTAAAAACGTAGAAGGAATATACGAAAGCGATACCGCTTTTAGTGTATTAAAAGACTTCGAACGTGTTCTAGACGAATTAGATTTATATGTGTACGATAACTGGGAAGATGGTGAATTAGCATCAGGACCAAAGATCGAAAAGCATTGGGTATCTTGTGAATTTATGTGGCCTAAAGATAAAATGCCAGACCCAATGGGTGGTAAAAGACTATTAGATTATGACTGTAAAGTGTCATACAAAAAGAGCTCATTATTAAAGCCACGTAAGATACGTAAACCAGACGATATTAGACCAGGTTCTAAAAAAGGTAAACTTGATAGACAACCTATTTGGTTAGTAAATATTACAATGCCTAAGGACCTAATACTTAACATTTACAGTGGATACAAAGAGCAACTAGATTTTGTTAAAGAACCTGCTACTGCATCAACGCAACCAGCAGTAGATGACGTTCCACAAGATGCAGAAGTTAATGCAGAAGGTGGAGCAGTATAATGGGACTAAACAAAGGCGACCTTAGGTCATTAGTTTACGATATATTTGAAATAGATTCATTTAAATCTAAGATGGGCGATGATAAGAATATCGTTGTATTGAGCTTTTCAGCTAGAACAAGAGAATCAGCAAAAGACCTAGAAAATTTTTTAGAAAAAGGTTATAGTTTTATTTTAGATGCTGACACTACATCAGGTGAACAAGCAGACGGAACTTATAAAGTATTTGTTGAGATGGAACGTAACAAAGATGTGCCTAAACAGATACACGAGATTGTTGATGGTGTACAAAAGTTATCCGAGCTAGACGGAATGAGATTTAGATATTACAAAAGTTTTAAAAGCAATGATTGTAGTCCAGAAGCTATTGCAGAAACAGTACCTTTAGACAATGATGCTTATGATATTAAAGTAAACGAAAACAATATGGAAAACTATAAGAACTTTTTTAATAAAAGTTACTTAGATAGTATTGAGATGTTACAAGATCATATTACTTTTAAAAAGATATATGCTGATCCATTAACACTAAAGGTTGAAGATTTTGGTAAAACTGATGAAATGGATAAAGCAGTTACAGAATCATACAATATCAATTCTTGGGCTGAGACAATTTACCTTACTAAATACTTAGGCGATTATGATATTGAAAAGTATGGAGATAAGATTATGATCTCCAATAACGGATACACAGTCGTTACTACAAGGAATTAATTATGCAATCAAATTACGATAAATGTTTAGAAACTATTCTACACCACGAAGGTGGATATGTAAACCACCCAAAAGATCCAGGTGGTGAAACTAACTTAGGTGTTACAAAAAGAGTTTACGAAGAATGGGGCGGAACAAAAGACATGAAAGACTTATTAGTCGAAGATGTTGCTCCAATTTATAAAAAGAATTATTGGGATAAAGTAAAAGGCGATGACTTACCAGGTGGATTAGACTTATGTGTATTCGACTTCGGTGTTAACGCAGGTCCAGGACGTTCAGCAAAGTACTTACAAAGAATGATAGGTACAACAGTTGACGGTGGGATTGGTCCTAATACATTAAAGAAGGTTGCTGAGTATGTTGAGGCAAATGGCATTGAGCAAAGTATTGAGGGTTTCCAACAGGCCAGACAAAGTTACTATGAACAATTAAGTACCTTTGCAACGTTTGGTAAGGGTTGGACAAGACGTGTCAACGAGACAACAGATTTAGCAAAAACAATGATATGATCGGTTATTGCCAAAACTGCGGAAGACAGCACGAAGGCAGATTAATCGAAGAGTTTAAAGATGGAGATAACAGACCAATTGAAATAGTTGTCTGTGAAAATCCACGTTACTTAGAAGAGGAAAAAGATGGAAAAAGTAGTTAAAGCAATAGCAGAACACTTAGGCATTGATGCGTCTAAGGTCGTACCAGGTGCATCTTTAGTAGATGACTTAAATGCTGACGACTTTGATATCGTTGAGATGACCATTGCAATACAAAATGCAACAGGTGTAAAAATTTCTGAGCAAGAAGAAGCTGAAGTAGTAACTGTTGGCGACTTTATCAAACTAGTGGAGAGCAAAAGTGTTTAGTTCTATAAAGATTGCATTAGTAGTAGTAATGTTAGCAGGTGCAGGTGGAGGCTTTATATATGTAAAGAATCTAAAAGCAGACTTGGCTACATCAGAAGCTAATAATGCCAAGTTAGAGCAGAGTGTTGAAGATCAAAAAGCTGTTATTACACAGATGAAAGCAGATTTTGAAGCACAGGCTAACATCAAAGCAAACTTGCAAAAGCAACATGATGATCTTAAAAAAGAATTTGCAAACTTAGACAAGAAATTCAATAAAATAAACGGAAAAGGTGAAGTGCGTGATATTGGTTCACTCGCAAATGAAAGACCAGGTTCCGTTGAACGAATAATTAATAAAGGAAGTTCCGAAGGCAATAGATGTAATGAAATTGCCATGGGAAGTCCGCTAACGGAGAAAGAGAAAAATGCTACTAAAAAGTCTGAAATCAACTCAGAGTGTCCTAGTATTGCTAATCCTAAGTACGTTCCTTATTAGTGGATGTAGTAGTGTTAGACAACTAGACGTTTTTAAGACAGAAGTCGAAAGACAACCTCTTGAGCTTCCTGCTCCTCTAACACCTAAGTTAGAAGAACTTAAATGGACTATTATTACTTCTGATAATGCTGATGAAGTGTTTGAAAAGCTGAAAGCAGGTGGAGTAGATCCTGTGTTATTTGGCTTAACTGACGAAGGATACGAAGCTCTAGCTAAAAACTTCGCACAAATACGTGCATATATGCTACAGCAAGACGAAATAATCAAGTCTTACAAAGAGTACTACGAAGGTACTGACAAGAAACCCGGCAAAAAATAACCCCCTCTTTTTAATAAATACACATATAACAAAGGATATTATATGTGGTTTTTCTTAATTAAAGCAATAGCAGGTTCGATTATT